GTATGGAAATCAATAATGCGACTTGTACAATTACTGTTATCGATACTTTTAATTTTTATTCTGGCCTTAACACTCTACGATTATCTCCTTTCGTAGTCCCTGCAAAAACTCAATCCTTCCCTGCACAAGCAGTACCATTTAGCGGTACTGATTTTACAGGCGTCGTTTATAATACATTCGAACAACTCGCCACTCCTGGTAATCCTTAATAATTGTAAACAATATTTTTTTGCCTTAGGATGTAAGTAAATATTTTACTTGGCGGTATCGATGTATTTCACTGGCGGTAATAAATCTATCAAAATGTATATGGATGAAAAATGGAAAGAATCACAACCTCTTTGGCAGCAATGGCAAATGGCGGCGGATCTAGATGTCAAAATGGCCACGGGACAGCAGGACTATTGGAATTCCTTTTACAATGTAAACTACCGCAATCAACGTCTTCTTCTTTTCAATAAAGTTCTTCGCGTCCTAAATATGGTCGGCGGCCACCAAGCCAGGAATCGATTGGCTACGATCTGTAAAGCCGTGGATAATGAGGGCTTGGAATTCCAAGATGAAATGACAAAAGTTCTTTTTTGGGTGATGGAACAGGATAAAACATATCCCAAAATCAGTGATTGCTTCTGGGGAAGCAATATGTGCGGTTTGAATCTTCAATGCGCCTGGATGGATTATCGGGAAGATCCCGAAAATGGTGAAATCTGCACTGATAGAGTTCCTTACAATGCCGTAATCATGGATAATTATTGGACCAAATCTGATTTGTCCGATTGTGGCTGGATTTGGACTCGTAAATATCTCACTAGAAAACAAGTTTTGTCCTTATATCCCAAATTGAAAGCCTCTTTGCCTAATCTCAACAAGGGTTATGGCGCAAAAGATGGCCGTTTTCAATTCATGGGTCCAAATTGGTATATGTATCAGCAGGAGATTTATGCTTATGACGAATTCTGGGAACGCGATCATCGCAGGGTTAAAAAAGTTCTGGATCAAGCTACGGGGGAGGTTGTTGAATGGAAAGGAACAGAAGAACAATTCGGTTTATTAAAAAGATTCAATCCCAATGTAAAACTTATTTCAGCTATGAAAGCGTCTATCCGCTTGCATGTCTGTGTAAACGGAGAACCGGTTTATGAAGAAAGACAGCCATATGGTATCGATCGTTATCCTTTTGTGCCTTACCTCTGTTATCATTTTCCTGAAGTCCAAAATTATGAGTACCGTTATCAAGGAATCGTCCGAAATATTCGAGACAGTCAGATAGAGCTAAATCGTCGACGCAATAATATGCTCGATATGTTCTCTGCTCAAACGCAGAGTGGTATTATCGCTAAGGAAGATGCCTTTGTTCAGCCAGAAGAAGCTTATAAACAGGGTCCTGGCCAAGTGCTCTGGGCAAAGCAAAGTGCGAATATCCAGGCCGATATTCATATGATTCAACCTCCTCAAATTCCTCAATCCGTATTCGAATTGCAAAAACTCATGGATGATGAAATCATGGCTATTGCCGGCGTTAATGAAGAACTCTTCGGAGAGGCTAGCAAGGGCGATCCGTCAGGTTTCTTGACCAAACTTAGGATGGGGGCAGGTTTAACCTCGCTACAAGGCGTTTTTGACCGTCTAAATGAATCTCAGATACTTTTAGGCGATCTAATGATGGAAATGGCGCAAGCCAATTTCGGTGTGGGGAAAATCACTAAAATTCTTGGCCGTCCCCCTTCAGAAGATTTTAAGAATGGAGAATTTAGAAAATATCGCTGCATAGTAGATGAAGGGGAATTAACTTCCACCCAACAACAAATGCAATTTATGCAAGCCTTGCAACTTAAACAAATGGGCGTTAATATACCTTCGAAATATCTTCTTGAAAAATCTAGCCTTCAAGGTAAAAAAGAACTCATTGCCGCAATCCAGGAAGAAGAGAAAAAAGCACAGGAAATGCAGCAAAAAGCAGCGCAAATCCAAATGCACCAAGAAGCTATGCTCGCTAGATCGTTCGAAGCAAAAGCGCAAAATGACTTCGGAAGAGCTACAGAGGCACAAACTCGAGCAGTGGCTAATATTGGACTTGCAAAAGAGCGCGCTTCGCAGGCCGAGCATGACAGAGCGAAAACAGCTCTTGACAATGCAAGGGCGATGAAAGAGTTACAGGAAGTCGATGAAAACAGGCTAATGAAGCTTACCAACTATATCGTCCAAATCGCACAGGCACAAAAACTATTAGCCGGTGGTGAGGAAGAAGATTCTACCGAAGTTGCGGCCGAAGTGGGAATGGATGTTGATCAGGCCGAGCAACAAAGCAGAGTGAAAGAACAACCTAAAATAGAAATGCCAGAGATGCAAAATGCAAGTTAGTTTCAAAAAAATGTATGAAAATGGAAGAACTCTAGATGAAATTGCCAAATTTACGGAATGCCCTAGAAGTAGGTGTTATCGTTCCCTAAAATTAGAGGGAACAAAATTTAGAAAAGTCGGTCGTAGAAAAAAAGTTAATCCCAAAGCTATAGCAATTCTACGTGAGAAAGGCATGAGTTATCGAGAAATTGCTGAGCTTTTACAAACATCCCATATTTGCGTTTATAACAATTTACGAGAATATAGAATGTCCCCTAAGCTTTCTTAGCAAAAAAGTCCGGTGAATTAGAGAAAAAACTCGGTCTTTCCAATTCCATGATGTATTGAATTACATTCTCAGAAAATCCTGTGACATGAACCCAACTTCCATCTGTTTTTAACTGGTTTTTGTAGTTGCCTAGGCTTATGAAATATTTCTTATCGATATTAATGTTAGGTATATTGTCATGGGATTGCTCGTCTGTGATAACAATGATGCGATCGATTTTCACTTCTTTCGTAAAATAAAGAGAATCAGTAATGGCTTTTCCTAGCATCGTACAGCCGTGAGGTTGCGATTTCTTGATATCTTCTAGCAATTGAAATCCTCGATTACCAGGAATGAACCTAGCATTTTCCGCAAATGAAACAGTCGTTCCAGTTTCACACCACTCTCTTAAGAGAATAGCAAACATACAAGCAGCATCCATCAAAGATGTGGGAAGGATATCTGAATTTGATTTTTTATTGTTCGTAGATAATGCCTGATCCATTGATGCGGATACATCGACAAAAACAATTGTAACACCCGGTAATTTCTGATCTACCGTCAAATGTTGCAGCATCACATTTTCGATTAAAGATTTAGCCAAAGGAACTGCTTGATAAGCCCTGAAATATTCAAATGGTAAAACCGATCTTCCTTTTAGCAACTCACTTTGAATCAATTTAGGTGGAATGCCTGCATCAATCATAAATCGAATATTTCGAAGAATGGCCATTGTGCCCATTTTTCCTTTTAACAAAAGTTCTGAAAAAGCTTCTTTCTTATCCTGTCCAGCCGACAATTTCGTTTCCCAAGTTTCAGGAACAGGAAGTGTATTATCGATTAAATTCTTCCAAAGTTTCATTTGATCGTTATTTGATGGCTTGGCATGGGTAAGGAATAAAATATCACGTAATTTGATCGGATTGTCACGATTGTATTTGGCTAGTTGATATTGATCGTATTGCTTAAAAGCATGTGCCAGGCCTCTTTGCAGCTGTTTCGATAATGGTTTTTTCTTTCCATCCCAATAAAGCGAAAGCAATTCTGTCATTTGATCGGGACGCTTGCAAACTTTCGGAATGATATATTTAGCTTTATTATCTGGTTTCTTCAACAACTCCACGATAAGTTTCAAAGGCATATGTCTAAGTTTTTGCTTCTCAAAGCATTCAATGATTAGATCGCTAAGTTCTTCGACAGAAACCTTTTTGCATAGATCTGTGACGCGTTTTTGAGCATCTTCGCCATTCTCATAAAACGAATTTTCCCATAACAGACATGCTAGACAGGTTCTTCGCAGCTCTTGAATTGCTGTGATTTTGGAAGCATTTGCACCTTCATATGTTTTAGGTGCAGGCTTTTTTGGTGATATATTTGTTCTCATGAAAAACTCCGGTAATATGCGGAAAGAGGGCGTTTTGAATGCAAATCAAAGTAACTCTTTCCTTTCGACACGGTTAAAATTCAGAGAGTTCTATCAAAGATAGACTCCAATAGACAAAAATCCGGGATCAAACGCAACCAGTCAAGAGCAAAGGCTCCGCTTTCTAAAATGTGTACATTTCTATACACGGCTTAGTTCCTGAAGCCACCATTGCTTAAATAATTAAGTCTTACGAGGTAGTGTCACTGCTTTACCAGTCCAAATCAGGCGTAAATTCCCGCGAAGCTCGCGGTATAACGGTAATAAATCAAATCTGGGATTTAGCGATTCAGGAACTGAAGTGCTCTACCAACTGAGCTATACGCCCCAAAGGGGCGCAACAGGACTTGAACCTGTGACCACTGCATTAAAAGTGCAAAGTATCCCAAATCTACGCCACAGTTTAAATTGGCATTCTCGAATTTATCCGCGTCTTTTTCGTGCCCGACGCTGTTTAGCCGGAATAATTCCGGCCTCTTCTAGTAGTTTCGTACTGACAAGGGGCTTCTTAAGCTTTCCCAGGAGAAACTAATTATTGTCCGAGGTCACGACATATTCGGGAACAAACGTATTCAGAATCGCCGATTCGCACGGCAGCTTTGCAGGCTACTAAGTAACTGAATATAGCGCCACGATCTCATCTCCTGGGATTAATCGGATAAAGTACATCCTGCCGGTCGAACCGGCCACGGAGCACCTCAAGCTAAGTAACTTTATCCTACGCCACAGTGGAACAAATCCTAACATTTCTCTCGTTAATGCACAATCATTCTTTACTAAAATAATTCTTACGATATAGAGTAAAGTAAAGATTTTAGTTAACATGGAGTTACCTATGAAAGGCAATGCAGATAAAGGTCCTCAAAAACAAGATTACGATCTTGGCTACGGCAACGCTGGAAAAGGGCCAGAAAATCCCTATTTCCCAAGCCCAGAACGAGGCAATAATTATGACAGTCTTCAATCAGAAGCAATGAAATATAGCGAAGGTAGACTTAAAGGTCAGATTCGCAGGAAATACTAATGATTGATGTACCGTATTTAGCTACAAAACAAGAGATTGGAGAAACTCGCTTGGCGATGACAAAACGCCTCATGCAGTATGTCCAAGAGTGTTTAGATAAATATAAAGACAAACGGGAAAAGTATTACATACTCGTACATGCAAAACCTTTCCCAGCTTGTCCCAATATGATCAAACAAAAGATCGTTGCTATGGCTCACAAGCCTCCAATGATGCTCTCTTGTATGTTATTCGGAGTTGATAATCAGTCCGGCGTTTTGACACTGGAATGGTGTCTAGGGGGAGATTGGCCAACCTGGTCCGTCCAAGGTACCAACGAACCTATCCCGGAAGTGATTGCCTCCTTCGATAAGCTCGGCAAGATCGCCGACTTAGAAAAAGTTTTATTGTATTAGGCTCACGCCTATTTTTTTTGTCACAAATGACAAGTAAATTGTTTACTTGTCGCCGAAGCCAGGCTCAAGGGCTATGTCGAAGCCGGACTAAGGGCTGTGAATTATATCGACGCCGGATTACGGGCGCAGAGGAAAAAATGACAGAAGAAGAAAAAATCGAACAACCCGTGCAGGAAGAAATTGCACAAGAGGAAGTAAAACAAGATGTAAAACCGGTGGAACCACCGGAAAATGTTCACTGGAAGCAAGCCCGTGAAGTAATGCAGTCACAAAAGGCCGAAATCGAAGCTCTGCGACGGCAGATGGAAGATCTCGCCAAAGTGAAAGCACCTCCCGAGCCTGACGAATTTGCTGATTTTGATCCAAATGATCAAATCACTTTTGCACAAGCTACAAAGTTAGCTGAAAAAAAAGCTAAACAAGCTGCTGATATTTCGAGGCAACATATCGAAAATCAGATGCAAATTGAACGTAAAGTTCATAATGCTGAGGCCGAAGCTCGAGCCAAATTCAGTGATTACGATTACATCGTTAATAATTTTACTATTCCCCAAGTACAAAAAGATCCTGCACTAGCGCATAAGATCGCGCAGAGTCCAAATCCAGCTCTGACTGCCTACAAATTAGGCAAATTGTCAGATGACTATGAGACTCAAAATGTGCAACAGAAAGTAGACCCTAAGGCTGCCAAGATATTAAAAAACTCTGAACGGCCCGTAAGTTCTCATGCTGCAAATGCACCTCTGAAGTCTCAAGTCGGTGATGTCTCTAAGATGTCTTCCGCACAGATTTGGGAAATGTCGCAAAAATATGCGCGCGGAGGACGCTAATAAATGACAATTACCACAACCAATAGCCTCCCTGCTCCGATCCAGCAATGGTTTGATAACGTGCTACTTTCACGTCCCATGCCAAAACTGATCCATAAGCAGATGGCTATGAAAAAAGAAATGCCGCCAAATTCCGGGCGTATCGCTCGCTATCGTCGGTATACAAACTTGGCAACTGCCACAGTACCACTTCCAGATTCTGGACTTACTCCACCAGGTCAAGTCCTGACTGCTATTGATATTGATGCTAGACTCGACTGGTACGGGACTTATGTCACCATCACCGATCAGGTCATGTTCATCAACGAAGACCCTGTGCTTAATCAAACCGTTTCCCTTCTGGCACAATCCATGAGAGAAACCGAAGATGAGCTCACACGCAATATGCTTCAGTCCACGGCGGCTGTATTCAATTGCGTAAATGGGACCAATGGAGATAATCCTACTAATCTTACTCGTACAGATATTAATACAGTAGTTTTCCAACTGCTGACTAATAATGCGATGATGATTAGCGATAATATCGAAGGTTCTCTGAAATTCGGAACTGCTCCGATCCGTGAGGCCTTCTGGGGTATGATGAACTCTACATTCCTCGATGACCTAGAAAGCGTCGACGGATTTATCAGCCAAGCTCAATATCCTGCTTCAATGAACATATTGAATGCGGAATGGGGCTCGGTCGGTAACGTAAGATTCCTCTATTCATCTGTAGGATCACTCAATCCTAACGCTTCCCTCAATGGTAATACGATTGCAAATATCTTTATTACCGGTCAGGAAGCTTATGCTTGCGTAGATCTAACTCGCGCAACTGCCGAATTTATTTATACCCCTCCTGGTGGACCTACCGATCCACTTCGCAGGTTGCAATTAGGTGCGTACAAGTTCGCTCAGGTTCCTAGAATTCTGAACGATTCTTGGGTATTTAACCTTCGTGCAACGCACTCATAAGGAGGACATATGGCAACAGCTCAATTACAAGTTGTAGAGAATCAGGCTACCTGCCCAGCAGTTGGTCCTTTCACTATCAACTTAGGCTTTCAGCCAACTAGTTTCCATTTTTGGAATCAGACTAAATACAATGCTAACTCTGCTAATCAGATTAGTGAAGGCGAATGGAATCAGTTTCTACCGGCAGGATATTTATATGCAGATGTCCAGTCCGGTTCAAATACTGACAACAAACTGCTAATGACTAGCGGTGGAATTACTTTGCTGACTGGTAAACCAGCACCACTCCTCGGAGCGGCTGTCACTGGTACAACAATTGCCAAATCAACAGGTACTTTTACTGTAACATCGTCAGCAGGATTGTATCCTGGTAGCATTGTACAGATCACTAATAACGCAGTGATGAAACAGATCGGTGGACAATATTTCCAAGTGGGTACTGTTCCTCTATCTACTACTTTCACCATCACTAACCCAGCCTTCATGAACACAAGTAATTTCACTAATGAAACTAACTTTGTCATGAGACCGGTTATCAATCCTGTTCAGTTCTTCCCTAATGTTATGCTCATCACAGCGATTACACAAGCCAATCCAATGGTTGTTACTACCGCTGTTAGCCATAACTTAGTCGTCGGACAGGAAGTGAAAATTTACGTACCAAGTGCTTTTGGTATGACTCAAGCGAATGGAATCTCTGCAATTATCACTGCGGTAACTGCACAGACTTTCACTTTGGGTTCTGTCAATTCTCTTGGTTTCACGGCATTTGCTTGGCCAGCCGTTCCTTCTGGAACAACTTTGTATTGGAATCAATTTCCTCAGGTTGTCCCTCAGGGTTCCGGTCCTAATGGTTTGCCTGCATCCGATACTTTATCTGATCAGGTTTATAACCAAGCCTACCAAGGCGTTCTGCTTGGGTCTGGCGATGGCACAAACCTAATGCCAGTAAACGGTGATGTTATCCAATATCGCGCTATTAGAGCTGATATTAATCAGTAAAAAATCGAGTCGGTTACAAATTGTAACCGACTCTCATAAGGAAAATCATGGCAAGACCTAAAAAAACAGTAATAGAAACACCTAGAGTTTATGAAGTACCAGTTCTAAGTAGGGTACCGGTGAATGTTGATTCAGTAGAGGCTTTCACGCCCGAAACTGATCGTATGGTCACAGGTATCTTTAGGAACATTGAATGTCCCGGACAGCCGGCCCGAATCCATATGCGCCTATATAAGGGAATGCCAATCTTCAATCAGGTATTGAAGGATGGCCATAAATATACAATCCCACTTTCTGTCGCACGGGGAATCAAACAATATTGTTGCCATGTGAAGCATGGTTATTTGCTGGGAGAAAATGGAGAGCATGAAAAAGTTGATCAACCTTTCGTTCGTTATGAATTCGTAGCAGCGGACTTTAAATAATGACCACGTGGAACTTAGTTCGATTACGTTCTGAAATTCGTCAGCTCACAGGTAATTTTGATACTAGCCAAATGACTGACTCCAATATCGATGATATCATCAATGATTTCTATTTGTATGAATTTCCTGAAGAACTTCGTTCCTTGAGATTAAAGAACTATTATGAATTTATCACAGTTCCAAATGTCTCGGTTTATTCTCTTCCACAAAATACAGATATAAATCTAGCTACTGGACAATCAAATTATATAAATGCTTTGGGAACAAATAGGGCAATATACAATGTTTCTCCACCAGTTTATGTTGATGGTTATCAATCTGCCTGGTATCAAGATCCAGACACATTTCAACGCATTTGGCCAGATTTAAACACTGTCCAAATGCAAGTTGCAACTACTGTTTCACTTCAAAGGCAATATACGTTTCAGCTTTATGCAACACCAATTTTGCAGGGTTCTTTAACAATTGGCTGTAGCAATCCTGGAAATTTGACTAACATTCCCACTGATCAATTCCGTGACGCTGCTGTCTCAGATATTTTCATTAATCCTGGACAGATTTATGTGAACGATCAACTCAATGGGCGCCCTAATACAATTGATTATCTTTCAGGTCAAGTAACAATCAATTTTTCAACTCTTCCTATAGTTTCTGGAGTTCCAATCAATGCGCACTTCTATGCCTACGTC